TCAAGACCATCTAATGTTGCACCTGGAGTAGCTAGTGTAGATAAATAGTCTACATCTGTATCTGCTTCACACCATTTTTGTGTTTCAAAGTTATAGATAAGTAGTGAACGACCACCAGAAATATTGCCATAATTCCAAATAACTAAATTACGTTCAGGGTCTACTGCTGTTGATATAGAGTCAATATCACCAATGTTAGCGTTGTTAAAAAAGTATCTATCTACTTTTTCAGAACCTATACCTGTTAATGTTTGACCATTAGTAGCATAGAAACCATCATCTGATAAGAAGTAAGCTGTGCCTGAGTATTGTGCAATAGAGTTACCTTCTATACATCCTACATTACGAGAGATAGTGTCAAATTGGAATATAAGTGGCGTGCCTATATATGACATTCTGACAATGGCTTTTTCTAAGAATACAATACCAAACTCACCACCTACGACACCGGTTATATCACCGCCATCAGGGATAATTTGATAGTCACTTTGAGATGTTGCTGTAGTAGTCCAAGTGCTTGCATCATTGATACCTGACCATTGCACCTTACTAGGTGATGTACCTGCACCAATATTACCTGCGACTACAAAGTCACGAACTACTGTAATATATTTAGCGATAGGTGCATCTGAACTTACGTCTGCAAAAGCTGTAGAGCTGTTTACGTCAAAAGACTGTATCTTTTCAGAACCATTAGATGCAATTGCAAGACTACCAAACTGTAAGAATTGCCATCTATTTGTACCTGTATAACCACCTGCTTTAGACTCATCTACTAGAGATAAGTCACCATTATCTACTTTAAATAGTTTAGTAGCACCACCAGCAAAAATAAATACATCATTGTCTAGTTTAGCAGCAAAGCAATTATTCAAGTCTTCTGAAGCTGCACCTGAAAATGTTACTGCTGACTTAAACGGACCATATCCTACAGCTAAAGGAATAACGTTATTAGCTTCTGATACTGTGTCTAATATACTAGGTTGGTCAGGTAACCAGTCTTTAAAAGCTATGCGTTGTACTGGCATATTAAGCCTTCATAATGTAGCAAAGTGCATAGTAAGGTGGTAAGTTAGCATTAGTGCCACTAGAACCTGTTGAATTAACTGTAATGCCTGTAGTTGCTGTGCCTGTAACTGAACCACCATTTCCAGTTGAGTATGTTCTAGCACCACCACCTGGACCATCAAAAACATAAGCAGTACCTGTAGTTCCTGTAGTATGAGTATGTCCTGAGTCTGTAACTGTATGTGTATGAGATACTACAATAGCATCTGCACTACCACCAGTAGCACCTACAGCATAAGTAGATGTAGCACCTACTACAAAACGGTTACGTAAGTCTGGTGTAGAACTTGAACCATCACATAATAACCATCCAGTAGGAATAGTGGCTGAAGAACCTGACCATAGGATAATCATACCAGTTACAAACGCACTTCCCCATGTAGGAGTTGTGCTACCACCTGCTGATAACAATACTTGACCACTAGCACCTGCTGTTGAGTCTAGTCTAAATGCACCTGTAATGTCAATTTGACCTGAAGATACTAATGTACCTGCTACTGTAAATGGGTCACCACTAGAACCTGTTTGTTGGTCTTTTAGTAATGCCATTAAGCTACGAACAGCGTTGTTTAAGTTAGCTGGTGAACAACCTTCAGCAATATTGATATTAGTGATATCCGTATTATCTGCTGCTGTTGTACTAAATTCTGAAATTTTGGTTTTTGCCATCTTTTATCCTTGTCTTAACCATATATCGTTACCTGGAGAAATATCAGTCCAAGTTTCTGTTCCTGCTGTAATTGTTGACCATGTATCTGAAGAAGGTGATATTGCAGACCATGTTTCTGAACCTGCTGATACTGGTGTCCATGTTTCTGCACCTGGAACTACCGGTGTCCATCCTTCACCTTGCCTTGTACCTTTAGCAGTAACTGTTCCTATGCCTTCTACATAAGCAAAGCCTGCTAATATAGCGTTAGAACTTACTGTAACTATAGCAAACCCATTTACTCGTGCAAAACCTGATACTACATAACCACCTAATGCTGTAACTGTAGCAATTCCTGTGATAGAACCTGTTGCTGATAATATACGGAATCCATTAGCTGTAACTGTAGCATTGGCTGTAATAGAAGCATTGCCAGACTGTAGTAATGAACCTAATGCTGTGACTGTTCCTGTTGCTGTGATACTTGCTGAAGCTAGTGCTATAGAACCGCCAGTAGCAGATACTGTAGCTGTTCCTAATATTGCACCACTACCAAACTGCGTTCTTGTAGCTACAGCAGATAAATCTGCAAACCCATTTATAACCGCACTACCAAATACTAATGCACCGCTTGTTGTAACTGTGACTGTTGCAGTAGCGTTAATGCTTGCGTTAGATGTTCTAAAGCGTGTGCCTAATGCACTTACGGTTGCGTCTGCTGTAATTGCAGCAGAAGCAGTTATTACATTACCGCTTACTGCTAACGAGCTAAAAGGAGCTTGGGAAAATGCACTTATGCCAAACATTTATTGCTCCTTAAAGTGTTACTTCTTCCCAGTTAGTAATGGATTCATTCCATTTATATACTTTACCGTCTGTAGGATATGCTACAGGTGATTCCCATAACCATGTTGTATTATTAAGTGTCCATGATGGAAATGGTTGTGGTGCGTAGAATACGTCATTAGTAGCGTCATAAGTATAACCAATACCAGCATAGTTACCTCTTAAAGGTCTACCTTCTGGGTGTTGATTACCATGAGTGTTGTATGAAGTTTGTAACCAAGTACCTGGACTTGAGTCTACAAATGTATCAAAAAACTCTTTTTCAGCCACAATAACTTGAATGACTTTACCGTCACAAACTTTAGCGAAATGACTCATGCTGTGTAGCTTCCTGAACTATTAAATTGCATAATTGTATTAGAACCTGATGTTGTGACTGTAGGGCTTCCTGTTGTAGTGCCTGAATAGTTTGTTGTAGGAACAGACAATATAACTACACCTGAACCTCCTGCACCACCAGCAACTGTAGTGCCTAATTGAGATGAACCACCACCGCCTCCGCCTGTATTAGCTGTGCCTGCTGAACCTGCTCCTCCATTATTTGCACCATTACCACCACCTCCTGCTCCACCTGTACCAGCAGTAAATGTTGAAAAAGTAGCTCCTCCGCCACCGCCAGCACGAGTTACTGATGAACCTGTTATAGAAGATGCAGAACCTGCTCCTCCATTACCACCTGCAGTTGAAGATGCATTAGCACCAACAGCACTAGCTCCTCCACCACCTCCACCACCAAAACTAGTAGCAGTAGTATCGCCTTGTCCACCATTATTTCCTTGACCTGAGGTTCCACTACCACCACTGTTACCTGAGCCTCCTCCACCACCTGAACCACCATTACCACCATTACCATTTACATTATTACCACCATAACCACCACCAGTAGAAGAAACTAAACTTCCTATGGATGATGTACCACCTTGAGTGCTTGCAGCACCACCAGCTCCAACAGTTACTGTATATGTTGTTCCAAAAACTAAAGATGTTGTTCCAGATAAATACCCACCTGCTCCACCGCCACCACCAATATTTACACCTGTTTGAGCTGTACCACCGCCTCCGCCTCCAGAAACTGATAAATAAGATACTGTGTATACAGTTGAAAGTGGTGATGTCGTATAAGCTGCACTAGATACAACCCAGCCTTGTGTAGCATCAATGTAAGTTAATATAACTGACTCACGATTTGTTGTTAATGCGTAATTATTTGCTACACCTGTAATATTAGACCCATTACGTGCTAAAGTAATATTTTTTGTAGCAAAAGTTCCTGCATAATCTACTATTTGAACTTGGTCTCCCACACTAGGTGTTGCAGGTAATGTAACTGTAAACGCTGCAGATGTAGTATTGCATGGATAACCATTGCTTGCTACAGCAGTAAAGTCAGTTGTTTGAACAGATTGCCAAGCAATTGAAGGAGCACTATTAGCTATTGTTATAGAACCTGAGCCATTTGTAACTGATATTCCAGTCCCAGCAGTAAGAGTAGCTTTAGCTAGTGTATTACCAGTTGTATTACCAATAAGTAATTGACCATTGGTATAAGATGTTTGATTTGTTCCGCCATTTGCAACTGGTAAAGTGCCTGTAACTCCTGTAGTAAGAGGAAGCCCTGTGGCATTTGTAAGCGTTGTTGTTGCAGATACAGTACCTAGTCCAATAGCATTATTGCTTCCGTCTAAATATAAACTTTTTTCAGCAGGATAAGTAACAAATACATTCTTTGTGCCTGCACTAAAGTTTACTGCTGTGCCACCATTGCTAGACTCTAATATAGTATCACGAGCTAAAGTAGTGCCTGAAGATGTGTAAGTACCTAGACCTACTTCCCATTCTGTACCACCTACGATAGCGTAGTAAGTAGTATTAGCATTACCAATAGCAGAGAATGACTGAAAGCCAGATACTGCACCAGCAAGCGTAAACGTACCTGTGCCTGTTGTAGTAGAAGTCTCTTGGACTCTATCCTTGACGACTAAAGCCATGAATTATCCTTAAGCTAATGTAACTGAAAGATTGCCTGTTGAAATCTTAAAGATATCACCAGTATCAATTGTTTTAGATGTATCCAAAGCTGTATGGTATAAAAGATTACCACCTGTAATTGCATCATTAATACCAATCCAACCTACTGTTCCCCATGAAGCTGTAGCAGTTGGAAAGGTGACATCTGCGTCATTTAATACGTTACCAGATGTGCCTGAAGCTGTTGCAAATGATACTGCTGTTCTAGCATATCCAGTACCAGATGTACTAACTTCTGTACCACTACCTGCGTCTGTAGGGTCTGTTGTCCATAGTGATACGTATATGTTAGCTGGTGCTGTGTATGTTGTTGCGTTTAGAGTAGCATTTAAAAGTGCGTTCTCTAAAAAGTTACTCATTTCTGCCATGATTTTTCCTTTATCTTGGTGTTACGTTTAATGTGGTGTATGCGTATGTTTGACCTAAGTCACTCTTCTTAATATTAGCAATTGCTCTATCATATAATGCTGACCATGTTGCAACTCTAGGGTCATTCATTAAATAAGGCTCTGCTTCTGCTAATGTTGCATAAAGTAAAGCGTCTGGGTAGTATGCTAAATACAAGTTACTAGATGTTGTAGTAGAAATAAATGTAGGTTGAGCATAATATAAAATTTGAATAGTGTAATCAGAGTTTTGACTAGGTGCAAATTGGAACTCTGTACCTAACATTGTAAAGTAATGTGAACGACCTGATAATGATGTTTGACCATTACGGAAGAACAAATCAGGTGATTGAAACTCTAAAATAATAGGTGGATTGCCTTGAAAGTGCATCTCTCTTAACTCTAAGAAGTCACTAGGAAAGGCTACTTTATTATCAGAAGGTGTAGTTGTAGCTACTTTTAACATAGCTTCTGTTCTCAAGTCACGACTCATTCTTAACTGTGCCATCTGAATAAAGTCAGGTATGACAGTTGTCAAGTCTGTTCGTGCTAAGTAACTCTCTACTGTAGTTACAAAGCTAGTATAGGTTGTAAATGCCATCTAATTGTCCTTTTAATCTATCCCAGCACTTGTCCATCTCATCTTTATGCCATTCACTAGCAGCTAATGAGCTTAACCATGCTGTTCTGTCAAAATATGTTAAGTTTTCTATGTCTTTAATGTTATTGGATACAGGG